TACGTCTCTGCGGTTGCTTCTCTGTTCAACATCAATCTTCAGGAGATCGCCCAGGGGAACGTCGAGAAGTTGGAAAGACGGTATCCAGAAGGGTTCAGTTCAGAAGCGAGTATAGGAAGGGAGGGAAAATGAGAAAAACCGACAAGTTTCTCGAAAAGCAGAGAGAAAAAATCTTATCACCAGAACGACTGGAGAAGAAAATGACGAAGCTCATGGTGAACGACGCGAGAAAAGCCGAGGGCTCTCGAAAACGAATAAAGGAAGGTGGATAGATGAAGCAACACTGGTTTGAATGCGTTTTTCAGTCAAGACTCGCGGGCTTTGCCAGGCTGGTCTTGGAAGTGCAAGGGTTAAACGAAGGAGACGCCTCAGACAGAGCGCAGTCTCTTCTAGGACCACATTGGGCCTTTGTATCCAGCCGGCAAATCACAAGCCTGAAGATTGTGGAGGTGGATTACTAGTGCCTGTTTTCAGATTCGAACTCGAAAGGATAGACAAGCTTGGAGAGAGTTTCTCCACTACCGTTGAAGAAGACAAACCGTGGCCGGCCGCGGAAAAAGCGAAGAGAGAAGCGGGAAAGAGAATGCCCGGCAGCAGGTGGAGAGTAAAGAGCTGGAAAAGGGAGAGCAAGGATGACTAAGCGAAAATGCCCATTATGCGGGTGTGAATGGTACAGCAGCGTCTCCCAGGAGGCGTGGAACTGCCAGAAGTGCGGGTGTCTTTTGACACCCGATCTCAATGAGGAGGAACGCGATGGAAAGGATTAACCTGACGGTCTTTCGTAAGTTTCTTTCCGAATCCGGTCTGACTTTCAAAGAACTCGCGAAACATGAGATTTATAAGAAGCAGATCGCAGCGATCCTCGAAGGCAGGACAAAGAAGATCCCTTACAGAGAGGCCGTAAAACTCTCTCGTGTCTTCAGAATCCCTTACAGGGAACTGTTCCCAGACACCCGGAAGATCGAGAGTATTATAAGAGCGTTTGCGGAGGTGGAGTGAATGAAATACATCGTGATATTGCACAAGAAGTATCGGATTTGCGATGAGAAGAAAGTACCAGTCGAAGCCCAGAGCGCAGCAGATGCAATGATGATTGCCGGAAAGGATCCCGAAAACTCGGAATACTACGTTTACGGCGTTAGGCAGGTGGACGAATGAGCATATCTTTCAACAAGGTCCTACTCGTCGGCAGGTTGACAAGAGATCCTGAGACCAAGTTCGCGGCAAGCGGAACCCAGATCTCCACGTTCAATATCGCAGTTGACAGAGACTACCCAAAGGAGTCGGATACGACCGACTTCATCCGCGTCGTGACATTCGGAAAGACAGCCGAAAACGTCGGTAAGTACATGGTTAAAGGGAAATTGGTTCTGGTAGAGGGATCTCTCCGAATAAACAAATGGGAAAGAGATGGGGAGAAGAAGCAGAATGCCGAAGTAGTCGCCACGAATATACGATTTCTCGAGGCAAAAACAAAGCTACAGGGGAATGGCGAGACTTTCACAGGAGACTCTTCCGAAAGTGAAGACGTCGCTTTCTTCGGGAGCGATGATCACGGAAGTGACGATATACCGTTCTAAGGAGGGAAAGATGAAAAAAGACATACTTCAAAAGCAAAAAGAGAAAATCGAATCCCCGGAAAGGTTAGAAAAGATCCAGTGCAAAAGGCTCCTAAGAAGCAAAAGGGAGGCCTAAAAAGGGAGAGTGAGGAATGAATCTGAGGGATTTTGAGTTATATGTGGTTCGTTGTGCCGAAAACGGCAAACTCACGGAAAACGAACACATAATGGCAGGAAGCAGAGGTCTTGCAGAGAGTGCCGAGAGGCTTTTCGACTTCGTTGACGTAACTGCTGATAATTATGACAGGCAGACGCTTCTGGAGGGTCTCGGCGAGGTTCTGTTCTATTTCGTTTATCTATGTGAAATTCTTGGCATAAGGATAGACAGAGTTATGGAAAGTGCTGCTAGAAGGAGGAAATAATCGTGTGGATCACGATCATAATGATTGCCTGGAGCGCCTTCATCCTCGGATACGCACTCTCAGGTCTGCTCGGTTCCGGTGCACGTGAAGAACTCGAGTCTCAGAATGCACGCCTCAGAAAGGAGGTTTCGACTCTTCGCACCGAGATCGACATCATGCAGAAGGAGCTGAACTTCAGGGAGAAGATAATCCGGGGAAAATCGGCAGTCTGAGGAGGTTAACGTGAAACCAGCTGACAAAGCTAAAGCCGTCGCAATTGCGTATCCGACATATTCAATTCTCAAACGCCACGAGAAGAAACTCAAAGAGAACATAGAACGCCTCGGGAAGATGAAGGCTTCAGAACCCATCGATCAGCTGTATCTTCATCTCTCTCGTATGCGCGACTTTCTGAAACTGTACGAAGAGATGGAAGAAAACAATCTGGAAGCTATGAGAAGGTGAGGGCCTCTGCCAAGGCCCTCGCCCGATTCGGAGGGATAGGGATGCTTCAGGAGAGATGCGAGAGATTCGTTGCCGGAATACACACCGAAGAAGACCTTGTCATAATCATCCGCTCTCTGCAGTCTATGTGGTCCAGGATACTCGAGAAGCCGGTAGTACTAAGACTATTGGACGGACAGATCGCGATCGAGACACCCTGCAAAACCCCGTCTTTCCAGTCAAAGATTAGCATGAGCGCTGCCCTGCGAACCAAAAGATTGATCGGAGTCCAGGAGAAGGAGATATACTACCAGGCGATAGGCCGCCTGGACCATATGTTCAGAAAGCTCACACCCAGGCAGATGGAGGTCCTCTACTGGAGGCTTATAGACCACAGTCGTAAAGACGGCAAGCCAGTAAGCAATAGAGAGCTCGCCGCGTTTCTAGGAATCGACGAATCGGCGTTTCGAAGACATCTGAGAAGAATATGGGAGAAATTCGATGGAAATCCCGTCTATTTGTCGAATTACGTTCTAATTACCCTGGATTTTGCGGAATTAGAATGATAGAGAAAAAGGCTATGAGTGCTATACTGATAGTAAGTTAATCGAACAAATCCTGGATACGGATTATTCCCCGTTTGATAGAGTACCTCGGGCCGATTTCGGCCCGTTTTTCTACATTTGGTTAGGTCCGCAAAAAGTGGTATAATTTACTAAACTGGTGTGATCTATAGGGCTTCCCTTGGGAAGTCCTTTTTCTTTGGGGAGGTGATTTTCCAGACGTGCTACAACCAGATCTCAGAGCAATAGATCTACAAAGAATGGAGGTGAAACGTGAGTTGTGAAATCATCCACGGTGACTGTACAGATTACATGAAGAAAATCCCAGATAGCTCTTTCGATGCGATCATCACTGATCCTCCCTGGTTAACCACCAGACTCTCTTTCGATAGGAAACCCTTAGATTTCGGAATGCTATTCTCCGAATTTCGAAGATTGCTGAAAGACAGTGGGTGGTTCTTCCTATTCGGAACAGTCGAGATGGCTTCCATAGCCTTAAAGAAAGGTTGGAAGAGAAAGTTCGAGTATATCTGGGTTAAACCCGGTCCCGTTATTGCTCATCCGAGAGTTGTTCGTCCTCTTGTACGTCATGAGATAGTGTATGCTTTCGTGAAAGACAAAGTGAAACCCGGAAGCCTTTACTATGATCGCAAGGCAATCTCCACTATCGGGAAACCCTACAGGAAATCGGTTCCAGCTTCCTGGAAATCCAGCGAATACCAGAATAGTCAACATGTTGGGAGAGGAATTCCAAGAGAGAAAATGAAGCCTGGTGTCAATCATGGCACAAGGTATCCCACCACTGTTCTTGAGTTCCCGAACAAACCACAGATGAATAAGAACGAGAGGACTCCGCACCCCACCCAGAAGCCAATCGCTCTTATGGAGACTATTGTCAAAGGTTACTGTCCACCCGGAGGCCTTGTTCTTGATCCTTTTGCCGGTTCAGGTTCAACAGCAGTGGCTTGTAAGAAGCACGGAAGAAAATGCATCGCTATTGAGAAAGATCCTTCGTATATCAAGATCATTGAATTGCAACTGGAAAAGCTGAATTCGAATATTATCTGATCTTAGAAGATCAATCACATAGAACATCTCGTCAATGCTCATATTGGATATTTGCTGAGGTCCTTCGGGACCTCTTTCTTTTGGTGTAACGTTACGCACCCTTACATAACCTTACAGACTGGAGGTGATGTCATGCCTAAGGTTAGCAAAATAGAACAGCACGGACTTGAAAAAGACGTTCTCAATTGGACTCGCCAGGGCATGTCATCAAGGGAGATCTCTGCAAAGATAATGGAAGAAAAAAAGACCTACATATCTCATAACTCGGTTGCATCTTTCATAAAGTCTGTCAGGGAAGAGAGAGCCGAAACGTCGAGGGCGATAGTCCAGGAACATATGCAGAAGACTCTCCCGGACGATCTCGAGCTGCTTGACGAGATGAACCAGGAACTGGCCGAGTGGTTCAAGGATGAATCGCTCTCGAAGAGGGAAAGGTTGAGGATATACGACAGCCTTCTCAGGGGAATAGACATGAAGCTCAAGAACTCCGGCGCCGGTGAGAACAGTACAGAAGACTTCCTGAACGCTCTGAAAGAGCGCTGGGGGATATGAAGAAAGAGACATTCCTTGCCGACATCGGTTTCGTACCTCATACCGGCGGCCAGCACGAAGCCTTCATGTCTGATGCGAGGTTCAAGATCTTATGCAACGGAAGGCGCTGGGGAAAATCCTTGTACGCTGCGGTAGAAGCTATCAACTATCTTTTCAGGGAGAACAGAAGAGTCTGGGTTGTGGGACCTACCTACGACCTATCCAGGAAAGTCTTCAGAGAGATCTATCGTTATGTCAGACCCAGAAGAAAGATCTGGCATCCGGACGGTCACTGTACCGACTCGAAATCCGAGATGCGGATCCTCACGAACTGGGGCACGGAGATACTCGGCAAATCTGCGGACAATCCAGACTCTCTCATAGGTGAAGGACTGGACCTGCTGATAATCGATGAAGCGGCCAGGATAAAGGAATCCATCTGGGATGAGAACCTTCGGCCTACACTTACAGACAGACAGGGCAAGGCGATAATTATTTCCACTCCCAAAGGTCGCAACTGGTTCTACCGACTGTGGACAAGAGGGAAGGACCCTCAATTCCCTCTATACAGCTCCTGGCAGCATCCAACAGCGGACAACCCTCATATATCACCTGAAGAGATAGAAGAAGCGAGAATGACGCTTCCTGACAGGGCATTCAGGCAGGAATACCTTGCCGAGTTTCTCGAGGATACCGGTGGCGTGTTCAGAAACGTGAGGAAACTGATCAGGGAAACTTTCAGAGATCCCAGGCCAGGAGAAAGATTCTTCATAGGCGTTGATCTTGCTAAATACATGGATTTCACGGTGATTACAGTCCTTGATGAGAGAGGAGATCTCGTTTACTTTGACAGGTTCAACCAGATTGACTGGAACCTCCAGAAAGAGAGGATCAGAAACATAAGCAAGAGATTCCCAGGGAAAATCGTGTTGGACAGCACCGGAGTGGGAGATCCGATATACGATGAACTCAGAAGAGACGGTCTCAACATCGAGGGATTCAGGTTTACATCGTCTTCAAAAGAACAGCTTATAAACAACCTGTCAATGCTAATAGAACAGGGAAATCTTCACTATGAGGACATCCCTGAGCTTATTAACGAGCTCGAGATCTTCGAGTACCAGATAACGCCTTCAAGGAATTTGAAAATGAGCGCTCCGGAAGGGTATCACGACGACTGCGTGATTTCCCTGGCACTTGCCGCCTGGGGCTTCCACGGATCGTCGAAACCTGTCTTCTTCTCCAGGTCCGACAACTATTGAGGTGATATAGATGGGTATATTCAATGTGTTCAAGAAGAAAGAGCAACCGAAACCGGCGATCGGTCAGGTCGGAATAGTTGACTCCAGCTCTTCGGGATCGACGGGAGCGACGTTGAGTCCTTCCATTATCGCCGACATGCAAAAGGACGAGACCATCGCCGCGGGTCTAAGGTTCATATCGAGTTCGGTCGTATCAAAGATTGAAAGGTACTCGAACTCAGACACAGATGTCGGAAGATTTGTCAGCGACGTGATAGAAAACCTGGAGAACTCTCCGGCTTCTCTCTTCAAGAAGATGTTGGAAGACATGCTCTCGTACGGCTGGGCGGCAGCCGAGATAGTCTGGCAAAGCTCAGAGGGGAAGCTCTGGATAGAGAAAATAGTTCCTTATGCTCCGGGCCAGATGTCATTCTATCCCGAAAGCGCTCCTGAATATATCAAGCTGACCACTTCAAAGGGTGAGTTTCACATTCCTCTATCCAAGATGTTCATACTCAGAAACGGCGAAGGCCTCTACGGGGAATCGATGTTGAAAACCTGTTATCGCGCCTGGGATTTCAAAAGAAAGCTCTTCAAGATCTGGGCGACCGGTCTGGACAAGTACGCATTGCCTCTCATACACGGCAAGACTGAGAATGTTCAGATGCTGGATAACAACGGCAATCCGGTGTCTTCAGTGGAGGTCCTGAATAATCTCCTGAGTGACTTCTACTCCAAGACCGCGATTTCCACCGACAAGAACACCGAACTGACAATACTCGAAGCGAATTCGAAGAACCTCTCCGATCAGTTCAGAGCAGCGATAGAGTACGCGAACACTCTCATATACAGAAATCTCGGCCTTCCTCAATTGTTGTTGACAAACGAATACGGCGGGGCTTACGCTCTTGGGAAGGTTCATATCGACATGGTCCAGAGCTTCACGCAGTCTATGGCCGAATCTCTCATAGATTCTTTCGTGGACCAAGTAATCGCAAAGCTCATAGACTTCAATTTCGCAACTGTCGATAGTTATGGTGAATTCGCGGTTGTCCGTGAGCAGACGATGGAGGAGAGAAAGAATCTCGCGGCCTTTGTCGAAACCATAGGCCGCGCCGGAATCCTGGACAACATTTCGGATGCGGACAGGAGATGGGCCAGAGCGTTGCTCGGAATGCCTGAAGAAGAGGAATAGCCATGAATGTCGCTTCGTTTCTCAGGATTCACAAGAGAGCCGAAAGCAGAATCCTTAGAGCATTCAGCATCCCGTCTGGCAGAGAAGCCTATGACGGGAAAAGAATAGTCATAGACCGCATGGCGATAATGAATGCCCTGGAAGCTGTCTTTCTTCTGTCGAAGGCTTTATCTATCTATGACCTCAAGCGGAGAGAGCGGAAAAGAAAGATCAAGCAATACAGTGAAGACGACCTTCTCGGAGAGATCTTGAAAGCGTTAGACTTCAGGGAATACGAGAACACAGCTAAGCGGACGGTAAGGGAGATAAGAGAAGACCCTGGCTCATATCTGAAGCCTTCTCCCTTTGTAGATGAGTTCCTGAAAGAGTACGCTTTCGCTCTTGCGAGGCCGTTCGAACAACACTCCAGAGAGATTGAAGAGGCGGTTCGCAGAGGAATGTATGAAGGGAAGGCCTACCTGGATATAGCAGAGGACCTCGAGAAAGTCATGGGCGGCTACCTGAACAGGGCCGATGTGATCGCAACCACCGAGAGCACCAGGGCGTTTTCTCTGGGGATCCTGGACGCCGGAATAGAATCGCCTGTCGTTGATGGGTTCCAGCTTATTGCCGTAATGGATAACCGTACCACGTCAATTTGCTCTGAGAGAGACCGCCTGGTCATCCCAAAAGACGATCCGGATCTCCTGGCAGAGAACACCCCGCCGCTACATCCTCGATGTAGGAGCACCCTGGTTCCTCACACAATCTACGATCCTAAAGGGAAAACACTATCGAGAGAGGAGATGGAAAGAATACACAGCCATCATCCCGAAGCGGTCCCCGTTAACAGGCAGGTCGACAGAGACGTTGTCAAAGCTCTCATAAGCAGCAAAAGACAGACTCCAACTTTCCCGGTCACTGAAGATGTCAAGAGAATAGTTGAAAGAGCGAAGAGGCTCACTCCTGAAGAACACGCAAAACAGGTGCTGGGGGTAGAATGTGATTACAGGGGCATAGCCGAAGAATTGGCCGAGGAGATAAACACTACGCTCGAAGAGCTGAAAGAGAAGTATCCTCAGGTCTGGGAACACTTCAACGGGATCACGTCCACTAGAAATTCAAGGGAAGCCTGGACGAAGTTCTTCGAGAAGAACTATCCGGATGCTTCTCCCGAACAGATAAAAGACGTGGTGACCAGGCAGTTGAGAAAGATACAGCCCAATGTCATCGCTTATACCGCACAGGGATTTGACAAGATAGTAGTCAAGAGTTCTCTCTGGGAGAGAGCAGCTGAACTACGAAAGATCATCGCGGATGACCACAAAGCGGGATGGTCGGCAGTTCATGACGTGAGAGGGATTGTCAGTCACGAATTCGGCCATAGGATCGACTACTATCTCAGAGATACGGGGAAGAGTGCACAATTCACTTCATGGTTCTCGAAAGTGAGAAAAGATAACGGGATCACGCTCAGCGACATCTCGGGGTATGCCAGAGATTTTGGTCTGGTGGAGGCGTTCGCTGAACTCTTCGGTGGCTACGTGACAGGCAGAAAGGAGCAAGTATTTGTTCTGTTCGGCGACTGGTTGAAGGGGGTGTTATAGTGCAGTTCAAGAAACCTGATTGGTGGGACGAATGGGTTGAAGTTGATGAAGAAAAGCTCTTGAGGGGTGAAGATGGCTGGTCTCTCAAAGAGGGAGCTCCTTCGAGAGTAAAAAGAGAGTTCAAAGCGATTATTGAGATGATAGAGATCCCACAATCTCTGCGCAAAGACTAGCAAGTGGAGAAAACGTGAAGAGGAGGCTTCGGCCTCCTTTTTTGTTGGAGGCTGAGGTGAACACAATGATTGAGAAATATCTAGCAGAAATCGCTAGAACAGGCGGCTTCTGGTACCGGCTGCTGCCTTACATGGAATTTCAGGACCCGCGGTACGGAAAGGTCTCTCTAACGAAAGATCTGGCGAAAAGGATTGAGGATAACTTCAAGAGAGGAGTCCCCGCCTACGAACTCTCGCTGGACATCGATCACGGGAAAGACCCGAACCATCCCGGGGCTTACGGAAAGATCTCGAAAGTAGAGGCTAGAGACGACGGCCTCTGGGTGTATTCCGAGCCTGATCCCGAGGGCGTGGAGCTTATAAAACGGAAGAAGTTCAAGTACATGAGCGCCACATACTCGGATAAGTACGTCGACAAGAAGAGCGGCCAGGATTCCGGTCCCGTCCTCAGAGGAGCGGCACTGACCAATATGCCAGCAGTACCGGATATGGAGCAAATAGTCTACTTTTCAGAATTTGAGAAAGAGGAGGAAGAAGAAATGGATTTCAAAGATCTCTATGAAAAGTCCCAGAAGGAACTAACGGATTTTCGAGCGGAAAAGGACAAGAAAGAGAAGGAGTTCTCCGAAGCTCTCGCATCAGTGAACAAAGAGCTATCCGAAGCCAAGACAAAACTCGAGACTCTTGAGAAAGAGAAGAAAGAGACTGAAGAGAAACTCTTCTCCGAGAAAGTCAACAACTGGGCAAAGGGCTGGACCGACAAGGGAGTAAAGCCCGCAGTCCTCGAGAAGATCAAGCCGGAGATCAAGAAAGAAGAGAACATGAAGTTCTTCGACGACATTCTCGAGAACACCGAGAAAGTCCCGCTTGGCAAGACAGGCAGCAATGATCCAACCGGTGACGAGCACAAGAAGCTGGCTGACGAAATAGCCGGCAAGACAAACAGAAAGTAAAGGAGTGAAAGAAGATGCCAGAAGGAATCAGCTATCAGGACAGTAGTTTTAAGAAGGTCATATCCCTCTCACACCCTGAAGTCAGACAGAGCTTCACACTGATTGCGAGTGTAGGAGGAGAGAGCATCGAAGCCGGGGCGATATTTGGAAAGGTTACTGCAGACGGCACCGTCAGGCCGCTGGGGGTCAGCTATGTCACGAAGGCGGAAGCTCTGGCTGCTGACGAATTTGAAGTCGCAGATGCCTCCATCTTCAAGGTCGGTGACTCGGTGAAGATCGGTGGCGGCAGTGCGGTTACGCTCACGGCTGTGGATGTTGCAAACAAGAAGATCTCGATAGCCACTGAAGATGCCCAGACGGCAACCCTCAACGCGGCCGTAGAAATCCAGGACGGTTCCGCAACGGCTTTCGGAGTATTGCTCTCGCCTGTAACAGTAGCCGCTGCTACCCAGCCGGTCGTGCTGCTAATTCACGGGATGGTTTATGCCGAAGCTATAACGAATGCGCTCAGGGCAACACAGCTGGCCACGGTGAAGAGCGAACTCTTCAACAGAATCTGGTTCGTAGAATCCTACTAAGATAAGGAGTGAAGAAGAATGGCAACTATTCCAGACGTCTTTCATTACCGGACGTTAACCGAAGCAATAAAACAGATCAAGCCCGTGCCAAGGCTTCTCTTCGATTTGCTTCTCAAGAGTCCCAGATCGAATCCGCCAAAGTACGCGGCCACCAAGTCGATAGAATTTGACATCAAGAGAGTCGGGCCGATCCTTCCCAGATTCGTGAAAAGAAGCAGCCAGGCACC